GAAGACTTGTATATCCCCTATGGGGCCAGCGATGCGCGTACCGCGCCTAGAGTCACGCATTTGATGCGTAAAACCGAGAACGAAGTCAAGAAGCTGCAGTATGCAGGCTTCTATCGGGATGTGGACCTTGGGGAGCCGAGTAAAGACCTCGATGAAATACAATCAAGGAAGGATGAAGCCGATGGTTTTAGCGCCATTAACGATGATCGTTTCAGACTTTTAGAAATTCACACTGAATTAGACCTCGAAGGGTTTGAAGATATCGACCCGGAGACTGAAGAAGAGACGGGAATCGCCCTGCCTTTTGTTGTTACAGTAGAGAAAAGCACCCAGAAAATCCTCTCAATTCGGCGTAATTGGGACGAATATGACCCTCTCAAGCGAGCAAAACAGCACTTTGTGCAATACACCTACATACCGGGGTTTGGTGCCTATGGTTATGGCCTGATTCACTTGGTCGGTGGGTTTGCGAAGAGTGCTACCAGTATTGTCCGTCAGCTAATCGACGCAGGCACCCTCTCAAACCTTCCCGGTGGACTCAAGACCAAGGGAATGCGGGTCAAGGGCGATGATACTCCCATCATGCCGGGAGAATGGAGAGATGTAGACGTAGCGAGTGGGACTGTGCGGGACAACATCATGCCCCTGCCATACAAGGAGCCCAGTGCTACGCTGTTCCAACTGCTCCAGAACGTAGTCGAAGAGGGCCGTAGGCTGGCAGCGGTAGCTGACGTAAAGTTTGACTCCATGAGTGGCGAGGCCCCTGTCGGTACGACACTGGCTATTTTGGAGCGGACGCTCAAGGTCATGAGTGCTGTGCAGGCACGGGTCCACTACTCGATGGCTCAGGAGTTCAAACTGATTGCCCATCTCATCAAAGAGTATACAGCGCCTGAGTATGAGTATAACCCTGAGTATGATGCTGGACCGGGGGCGAAAAAAGGCGACTATGAGGTCGTTGAGGTATTACCTGTCTCTGATCCTAATGCAGCGACAATGGCGCAGAGGATCATTCAGTATCAAGCCGCGATACAGTTGGCTCAACAGAGTCCACAGATTTATGACCTCCCTGTATTGCACCGCCAAATGCTGGAGGTGATGGGCATCAAGGACGCGGATAAGATCGTTAAAACCGATGATGATCTGGTGCCTACCGATCCGGTCACTGAGAACATGTCCATTATCAATCAGCAGCCGGTGAAAGCCTTTATCGAACAGGACCACGCGGCGCATTTGGCGGTACATCAGTCAGCCATGCAAGACCCCAAGATTGCACAGGCAATCGGTCAAAACCCTCAAGCGCAAGCCATCATGCAAGCGGCACAGGCGCATATTGCAGAGCACGTAGCCTTCCAGTATAGAAGAGAAGTTGAAGCGCAGCTGGGCATGCCTCTCCCTGACCCAGAACAGAAAATGGACGCAGAAACTGAAAGGCAGCTAAGTGTCATCTCCGCGCAGGCGGCGACACAGGCTCTACAGAGAAACCAAGCCGAATCTCAAGCGCAGATTGCACAGCAACAGCAGCAAGACCCCATCATTCAGATGCAGATGCAAGAGCTTCAGCTTAAACAGCAGGAAGTACAGCAGAAGTATGAGATTGAGATGGCGAAGCTACAGAACGAGATGCAGATAGCCATGATGAATAATGAGAACAAACTCATGATTCAGGGCGAGAAGGATAAGACAGCCAATGCCATGAAGAGCGTCGATATTGGCTACAAAGTGGCTGAGAAGATGTATGGGGCTGGAGAAAAGGCGGGCGATAGGGAACATGCCGCTGGAGAGAAGGAAAAAGACAGGGCATTTAGCACCGCACAAGGGGAAGCGCAACGCTCAGCACAACCACCAAAGGCACCTAAATGAACGCACTAGAGTTGGCGATTAAGGAATTTGAGGACATGATCGAAATGCGTAAGAACGCATTGGCGAAAGGTCATGCTAAAGACTATGCTGAATATCAGCATATTGCGGGAGTTATTACGGGTCTGGCTACCGCAAATGAAAGACTGAAAGACCTGCTACGATACGAGGAAGAACTGTAATGTTTCATGCAAATATCGACGTTGAAGCGACACTGAAGAAAGCGGAAGAGTTGGGGGATAAGCTTCCTGACCCGGTAGGCTATCAGATGCTTGTTATTAAGCCGAAGATAGAAGAAGTTACGGCAGGAGGAATCATCAAGCCCAGTGATTTCTTACGCAAGGAAGAAGCAGGGTCTGTACTAGGTCTTGTCTTGAAGAAGGGCGATCTGGCCTATGCAGATAAGGAAAAATTCCCTACAGGTGCTTGGTGTGAGGTTAATGACTTCGTGCTGATTGGCGCTTATAGAGGATCACGCTTTAGCGTAGATGGTGAAGAGTTTACGATTGTAAATGATGACCAGATTCTTGGTACTGTGAAAAATCCCGCTGGTATTAACCGCGCTTACTAAACATAGGACAAAACTATGCAAACTGAAAAGATCGGAGATGACCTAGAAGTAGGCATCGAACTTCCCGAAGTGGAAGTAGAAATCGTCGATGATACCCCCGAAGAAGACAAGGGCCGAGAACCGCTTAAAGCCGAAAAGGAAGAGCAGGAAGACGAGCTAGAGAATTATTCTGAGAAGGTGCAGAAACGCATCAACCAGTTGAATCATCGCTACCACGACGAGCGTAGAGCGAAAGAAGCCTTAGCTAGGCAGAGTGAAGAGGCTATTCGCCTTGCACGAACTGTTTATGAAGAAAACGAACGTCTGAAGCAAACCCTTAGCTGGGGACAGCAGGAATATGCCCGCGAAGCTGAAGCCAAGATCGAATACGCTCAGAAGCTGGCCGAAGACAAGTATCGTAAAGCCTATGAAACGGGTGATACCGATGGAGTATTGGAAGCACAGAGAGAACTGAACGAGTCTGCCATACAAAAAGCGCAGCTTCAAAATCAGATTGCCACTGCTGTACAACAAACTTCTTTACAACAGCAAAACAATCAGGTATATAGTGCTCCTGAACAGCAGTATTATGAGCAACCCACACCGGCACCTCGTGATTCCCGCGCAGAAGATTGGGCGTCACGCAACCCTTGGTTCGGTAAGGATGAGGAAATGACCTCATTCGCCTATGGGCTGCATCAGAAACTTGTAAATAACGGTATTGATCCGACTTCTGAAGAATATTATCAGAAGATCGACAGCCGCATGAGGGAAGTCTTTCCACAGAACTTCCAAAAGTCACGGAAATCGTCAGCTGTGGCTCCCGCTTCCAGAAGCACTGGTAGCAAGAAAGTGACGCTAACCGCCAGTCAAGTGGCAATCGCAAAACGTCTTGGTGTACCGCTAGAGACTTATGCCAAGTATGCAGCAAAGGAGATGAACAATGCCTAATCCAGTTGGAAGACCCCCACGCTCAATGGAAACACGGGAAAAAGAAATGCGTCAGGTTTCATGGAAACCTGCTTCGGACCTCCCTGTGCCTGAACCACAAGATGGTTATGTATTCCATTGGAAACGCGCATCCATGATGGGCGAAGCAGACCACCGTAACATGGCGCAAGCCAGACGCGAAGGTTGGGAACCCTGTAAGGCAGAAGATCATCCAGAATTTGCGAATGATTTGGTAGCTTTCGGGCTCCAAGCCACTGGGCTGATAGAAATTGGTGGATTGGTCCTGTGTAAATCTACGGTAGAAAATGCCGCTGCGCGTAAAGCGTACTATGAAAACCAGACCCAATCCGGTATGCAGTCGGTTGACAACAACTTCCTGCGTGAAAGTGATCCTAGGATGCCTCTCTTTTCCGAGAAGCAGTCTAAAGTGTCTTTTGGTCGCGGTGCCTAAGTAAAAATAGGGCCGCACAGTAAACTTTTAGGAGTTAATTATGGCTTACCCTGACGTTGGCGGTCCTTATGGGCTTTTGCCGATCAACTTGATCGGTGGACAGGTATACGCTGGTGCTACTCGGCAGCTGCCGATTGCCTCTGGCTATGCTAAAAACATTGGTTTCGGCGATACCGTTTCCATCATTTCAACTGGCTATATCAACCGTGTAGATTCTTCTACGGGTGCAGCGAGTGCGTTTCCGATTCGTCCAGTCGGTATCTTCTTGGGTTGTTCCTACACTGACCCAACTCTGAAGTACAAGGTATTCAAGCAATACTGGCCCACGGGCACTGTCGCTTCTGACGCAGTAGCAATTATTGCTGATGATCCTGATATTCTGATGAAGGTCGCTGTTGTTAATAACAGCGCTGTTGTTGTATCTTCCAGTGGTTTGACTTTGGCGGATATCGGCATTAACGTCGGTTACTTCCTGAAAGCCAATACGGGCGTTTGGGTAGATGGCGTTAACACTGCTACCGGCAATAGCACTCTGGCTATTGATAAGAACACTCTAGCTGTGACCAACTCTCTGCCGTTCCGCATTGTCGATACGGTTAAAGAAACGGCTCTGGCTGATGGCACTTTCTGTGAGGCAATCGTTGCATTCAACGCTCCTTACACTGCTATCTCTCAGCTAGCTACCTCTCCGTTCACTGTCACTGCATCTGTGGCTGGCGGTCATCAGTATCGCAATCCTACTGGAATCTAAGGAGTAATCATCAATGGCTGCTATTTCACGCGCTCAATTACTTAAAGAACTCTTGCCGGGGCTTAACGCCCTCTTCGGTCTGGAATATGACCGCTACGGTGAGGAATGGAAAGAACTGTTTGACATCGAAAGTTCCGAAAGGTCTTTTGAAGAAGAACAGAAGCTGTCTGGCTTTGGTGCCGCTCCGGTCAAGAACGAAGGTTCTGCTATCGCATACGACACCGCACAGGAAGCTTGGTCCACTCGCTATACCCACGAAACCATTGCTCTGGGCTTCTCCCTGACAGAAGAAGCAATCGAAGATAACCTGTATGACTCACTGTCATCTCGTTATACCAAGGCTCTGGCTCGTGCTATGGCTTACACCAAGGAAGTTAAGGGTGCCGCTGTTCTGAACAACGGTTTCAACTCTAACTACGCTGGTGGTGATGGCGTATCTCTGTTCAACAGTGCTCACCCGCTGGTGAATGGTTCCTCCATCTCTAACGTCCCGTCTACCCCGACTGACCTGAACGAAACTTCTCTTGAGAATGCCGTTATCCAGATCAGCCTGTGGACTGACGAGCGTGGCCTGCTGATTGCAGCCAAACCGAAGAAACTCATCATTCCTCCGGCCCTGCAGTTCGTAGCTACCCGTCTGTTGGAAACCCAGCTTCGCGTAGGCACCACTGATAACGATGTGAATGCCCTCGTGAACAATGGCGCTATTCCGGGCGGTTGGGCAGTGAACCACTTCCTGACCGATTCAAATGCTTGGTTCCTCCAGACTGACATTCCGAACGGCTTGAAGCATTTTGTTCGTGCTCCTCTGAGTACTTCAATGGATGGTGATTTCGATACTGGCAACGCACGCTACAAGGCGAGAGAGAGGTACGCTTTCGGTTTCAGCGACCCTCTGGCTATGTTCGGTTCCGCTGGTTAATCCTTGTAAATCAAGGGTTTGAGAGGGGGCTTCGGCCCCCTTTTTTAGTGTGCGAAGATACTTCTGTGACGCAATCACGGAACACTGTGTCGTAACGCGCATTACCTGTAACTAAGTCCTAAATAAACTTGACACCACCCAATAAAAGTATTATAAGTACCTCAAATCTGGGATTTCTAACTGCCTGAGCGACTGACCCAGCAGATACCGCACACAACGTCAGGCCCAAGTGCACGAGGTAATCTCAATGAGTTTCGCAAGCTTCTCTGGCCCAGTCCGCTCTGGTACTGTTCGTTATGGCTCCGGTGAAAACTGCGGCGTAATGGTTTTGGTGCAGTCCGCTGCCCTTCCTGCTACTGCAGGTGCTACCACTGTTGCTGTCCTGCCAGCCGGTTCTCAGATTCTTGATATCATCGTTGATACCACTACGGTATTTAACTCCGCAACTACGCTCACTATCGGTGATGGAACGACTGCAAACAAGTATGTCACTTCTACCACCATCACCACCGCAGGCCGCAACAGCCTGTCCGCTACTTATCAACCCCTGCAGTTCATCAATATCGGCACCTCCGATGTAAGCATTGTAGCGACTACCGCAGGCAGTGCAGCGACTGGGGCAGCTAGAGTGACTATTCTGTACGCTCAGAAAGCCGCCGATGGTTCCGAAGGCCCAACCACTCCGTAGGGAGCGAGGGCAATGGATGTGCAAATTTTAGTTGATATAGCTATAGGGTTAATCAGCTTTGTTTTTGGTTGGCTCCTCAAGATTGTTTGGGGGGCTATCACTGAACTGAAGGAAGACATGAAAGAGACCAATCGGTTGATCCATGAAACCTACGTTCGCAAAGATGATTACAGAATCGAGATGAGCAAGATCGAAGTGATGTTCCAACGCATTCTTGATAAACTAGATGCCAAGGCGGATAAACCATGACAATGGCTTCTCGTGGAGTTTCTT